GGCTAATCCTACAGGAGCAAACAATACTAGAGCTACTATTATAACTGGTGCACCAACTGCATCATCATTTACTCTTACATCTACTCCTGATAGACACTTAATATTTTTTGGAACAGAAACAACCATTGGAACAAAATCTACACAAGACCCAATGTTTATTAGATTCTCATCTCAAGAAGATATTAATACTTACACACCATCAGCAACAAACACAGCTGGTACACAAAGACTTGCAGATGGATCTAAAATTGTAGGAGCGATAAGAGGTCGTGATGCAATTTACGTTTGGACAGATACTGCTTTATTTACCATGAGATTTGTTGGACCTCCATTTACTTTCTCGTTCCAACAAGTTGGTACTAACTGTGGATTGATTGGACAAAACGCAGCTGTTGAAGTTGATGGTACAGCTTATTGGATGTCAGAGAATGGTTTCTTTAGATATGCAGGTAGACTAGAATCATTACCATGTTTAGTTGAGGACCATGTATTTGATGACATAAACACTATTCCAAAACAACATATTAACGCTGGTTTAAATAACTTATTTGGTGAAGTAATATGGTTTTATCCAAACTCTGGTTCTGGTGTTGTTAATAGAATGGTTTCATTTAATTATTTAGATTCAAGCCCTGAACGTCCAGTATGGACAACTGGTACATTAGCTAGAACCGCATGGCAAGACTCTGCTATATTTGGAAAACCACACGCAACAGAATATGACTCAAGTGCAGAAACAGCAGACACCGATGTTAATTATGTTCATGGTAACACCGATGGTGCATCAACATACTATGAACACGAAACAGGTCTCAATCAAGTAAAAGCCGGTCAAACATCTGCTATTACTGCAAGTATAGAATCTGGTGATTTTGATATTGGCCAACAAGGACTATCTGGAGATGGTGAGTTTATGATGAAGATAAGAAGAGTCATACCAGATTTTTTAGCACAAACAGGTGATGCTAGAGTTACATTAAATTTAAGAGACTTTCCAAATCAAACACAGGCTAGTTCAACATTAGGTCCATTTACAATTAATAGTAGCACGACCAAAGTAGATACACGAGCAAGAGCTAGATCTATATCTTTAAAAGTAGAAAACACAGGATCAAGTCAGTTTTGGAAGTTAGGAACTTTTAGAATAGATATACAACCGGATGGTAGAAGATAATGCCATTAAATAAAAAAGGTAAAAAGATAATGAAATCTATGAAAAAACAATATGGTAAAAAACGTGGTGAACAAGTTTTTTATGCATCATTGAATAAAAAAACAATAAAAGGAGTAAAAAAGAAAAATGGCTAAGATAGTACAATCACTAACACAACCACCTGAAAAATACGATCAAGCAGTATTTTTATCTTTAGTAAGAGATTTAAATGGTTTGATAGAAAAATTAAATTCAACATTTCAAGAGGAAAAGACAGAAGACAATGATTCGATTGTTTTCTTTTTAGGATAAGTATGGCAAATATCTTTGTAAATAAAAAAGTAGATTTAACTACTGATGCAAATACAACTTTGTATACTGTTCCAACTGCAACCACAGCTATTATAAAATCAATACTAGTATCTGATGATTCTGGTAGTGGAAGTAGTATTACTATAACATTAACTAATACTAGTGATGCTGTGTTTAGTGTTGCTTTTCAAAAAGCAATTTTTGCAAACACACCCACAGAAATATTAACAAATCCATTAGTAGCCGAAGCAGGAGAGATCATAAAAGTGGCGGCTGCCAATGCAAATAGACTGCACGTTATATTGTCAGCTATGCAAGTAACCCCTAGAACGGTGGTAACATAATCTTGATTTACTATCTAAAAGATAGTAAATTGATAGACTCAGGTGAAATTCCTGCCTTTTAAATTAAACACGATATATTATAATTATGATAAATAGAGCAAAAATGCCAAGACAGCTACGTAATAAAGGTGGAATAACAAGTATTATTCCAAGAGAAAAATATGGTATTGGCAGTGACTTAAAAGATTTTGTAAGAGATATTATACCAAATGAATTAGCAGATGTTGCAGTAAAAGCTGCACCATTAGTTGCACCTTTTTATCCTGGCACTGCAGCTTTAATGAGAGGTATTGGTAGATTTGATCAAAGAGGTAGTATTAGTGATGCAATAAAACAAGGAACTGCCACCTATGCTTTTGGTAAAGTAGCAGGAAAATTAGGTGGTGCTGAAAGTGGTGACGGTTTTTTTGGTGGTCAAACTTACTCTAGAGAAGGTTTTATGGATGAGGGTGTAGGTAGATTCTTTAAAGGTGCAGATCCAAAACCACCAGTTGACCCACCAAAAGATGGAAGAAAAGGTTTTAAATTTGTTCAAGAATTATCAGATGCAACAATTAATAAAGTTCCAATATTAAAAGATCTACCACCTTCAATTCAAGATCGAATAGTATTTGGTGGTATCACTAGTGCAGCGTCATACGTGTATGAAAAATTTATAAAAGAAGAACCACCTCAAGAGGAAGGTGAGACTATGGAGCAATATTTAGCTAGAAGAAAAGAAAATGTAGGTAGAAAAATGAGAACCTATTTTGATAATTATTTTAGTTTTGACAAAGAATATTCTCAACTAGACGATGCAGGTAGAGATGCATTTGTAGCTAGATACAATCTTAGTGATGGTGGTAGAATAGGGTATCAAGCTGGTGGTATTAGTTCAGTTAATACACTTGCGGAAAATATAAGACGTAATAGAGCTGCACAAGCTGCGTTTCAACAATCAATAGAACCTGCACGAAAAAAAATTAAACAAAAAATTACACAAAGATTAGAAAAATTTGCAAGTAAAGCTTTTCCTGAAGGAAAGTTTAAAAAAATAAAAGCTACTTCACCAACACAAAAAGATTATAATATAAAAGCTACAGAAGATTTAGTTAGAAACCTACCTGGTGGTGTTGTTAGAGATGCATTAGCACCTACAGCTGCTGCGGTTTTAAGTCTTCCATATGATGCAATACAAGCCGCACAAAGAATGAACCCAAAATCTGGTATATCTGGATTTATAGATGCATTTAAAGCTGAAAATCCTATGTCAAGTTTAAAAGAAAGAACTATTGGAGCAGCTGGTCCATTAGCAGAAAGATTATCTAAAATTAATTTAGGTATGTCTCAAGCCGAAGCAGCAGAACCAGTTCAAAATCCAACAACAGCAGCTGCTGCCGATACATCTAAATTAAAACCTTTGAGTGATAAAGAAAAATTTAGATTAGGTTTGTTTGCTGCACTAGAGGTTGATGAAAAAACTGGAGATAGATTATATGATATTGATAAAATGTATTCCGACTACCTACAAGCTCCTGGTGCTCAGTATTTTAGTTTACCAGAAATGTATGATAGATTTAAACAATTTTACGCAGACGGCGGCATGCCAACAGGTATTATGAGAACAAATAAAGCTGGAATAAAAGAGAGAGATTACAGAGAAACAGGTGGATTCGTGCCTGTGGGTATTAAAGAAAAAGCAGACGATGTGCCTGCTATGTTATCAAAAAATGAGTTTGTTTTTACAGCAGATGCTGTAAGAGGAGCTGGTAATGGCAGCATTGAAAAAGGGGCACAAAGGATGTATGATACAATGAAAAGGTTAGAAAAAAGGGTAACATAATGGATAGAAAATATTATCAAATGGGTGGAGTTACAATGGGTAATACACTTGAAGAAAATATTGCTCGTAACAGAGCTAATCAACAAAATATTCAAAATTTATTGCAACAAGCTAGAAGTAAAGCATTTGGCACATCAACTACATCAACAACACCCACACCTTTGCCTGTGATGAAACCAGAGGCGCCACCTCTTACAAAACAAACTCAAGACACATTACAAGATTTAAGACAACAACAAACTGCTTCAGGTATGATGGGGGATGATTTAATTCCTGAATTTGATGATCAAATACAATTGGGTGGAGGAGTAGGGTTTGTTGGATTGTCAGGAAAAGGTGCTGGAACTGGAGAAAAGTTAGAAGCTTTAGAGCAAGGTGTTGCTCAAGGTAAACCATTTGATGAAATACAAGAAGATTTTTCTACTCAACAATTAAATAGACTTACGGATAATTTAAAATTTTCAAGTTTTGCAGATGGTAGAGAAGTGGATCCTGGCATAGGCAGAAACGCTTATAATAATTTATTAAACTTTCTTAAATTTGATTACCCTAATATATTCTCACAATTAACTGGACAAGAAACATTAGCTGAATTGGATCAGATAGCATTAGATGCAGGAAACTTTTCTAAGGGTGGTAGAGCAGGTTTTGCAAATGGTTCAAAAAAAAATATGAAAATGGCCTC